CCCCACGGAGGGATGCTGGAACCCAGAGCTTACTTTTGGACACCTGTTGACGAGTACAAACTATGACGACACACAGAAAAGAATCGTGGGTGGTCGCAATGGCTACGGAGCAAAGTTGGCAAACATCTATTCTTCCAAGTTTGAGATTACAATAAAGGATGGTGAAAACAAGATGGTGTATACTCAAAGTTGGACTGATAACATGACAAAGTGCAACCCACCAAAGATGAAAAAGTTTCAAGGTGCGACATCTGTGGTGAGCATCACCTTTATTCCAGATTGGAAACGCTTTGGTATGAAGGGGATGACTGATGACATCTATGAAATTTTTCAAAAACGGGTGTGGGATTCAAACATTTGTACGAGCCCCAACTGTAAAGTAAAATTCCAAGGTGAACCTTTACCAAAGATGTCTTTTGAAAAGTATGCAAAAATGTATACACAGACGACAACCATCGCCAGCGTCACCACCGACCGATGGTCTGTGTGCATCGCCCCATCACAAGATGGTTTTGAACAAGTCTCTTTTGTCAACGGCATCTCCACGACGAAAGGTGGTACCCACGTGGACCACGTCGCACAACAGGTGGCGGCATCAATCATAGATGAAGTCTCAAAAAAAATTCAACTCAAACCTCAACAAGTCAAAAATACCTTCTTCATCTTTGTCAAAGCCACCCTTGAAAATCCAAGTTTCTCTTCACAGGTGAAATCAGAGTGTACCTCCAAAGTTGCAGACTTTGGTAGCCGCTTTGAAGCACCAAAGACTTTCGTGAAAGCAGCTTTACGGTCTGGTATTCAAGAAGAGTTGACGACACTTTCCAAATACAAAGAAATGCAGCAGCTGAAAAAGACAGACGCCGGTACAAAGAAATCAAAAATCTCAGGTATCCCCAAACTCGATGATGCAAACAAAGCTGGCACTGCACAATCTCACAAATGTACGCTGATTGTAACTGAAGGTGATTCAGCGAAGACTTTGGCGGTTGCAGGACTTTCTGTTGTTGGTCGGGATTACTACGGTGTGTTCCCTCTTCGTGGAAAATGTAAAAATGTCCGAGATGCATCTGTGAAAACACTCACTGAAAATAAAGAGTTTAGTGACCTCAAGAAAATTCTTGGATTGCAGCAAGGTAAAAACTACGAGGACACCAAAGACCTTCGCTATGGACGCCTTCTCATCATGACTGATGCCGACCACGATGGGTCTCATATCAAAGGACTTCTTCTGAACATGTTTCACTTTTTCTGGCCATCACTGTTGCATATCAATTTCGTGGAGAGCATGGTGACACCAATCATCAAAGCAACAAAGGGGAAACAAACTTTAAGTTTTTACACCGACCATGCTTTCAAGATTTGGTACAAGGATAACATGTATGGAAACTGGAAAATAAAATATTACAAAGGTTTGGGGACGTCAACATCTCAAGAAGCTCGTGAATATTTTAAAAATATTGAAAAACTTGTGGTGAAATTTGATGTAGACACCATGACTGATGAATCCATGGTTCTCGCCTTTGACAAGAAAAAAGCAGATGACAGAAAAACATGGCTCTTGGACACATCTTTGAAAGATACCACTCAACTTGAAATCCCCTATGGAAACATCGCACGTCTCGGTATCAGCGATTTTGTTCACAAAGACCTCGTGAACTTCTCTATGGCTGACCTCAAACGTTCTATCGCACACGTGGCCGATGGTCTCAAACCATCTCAAAGAAAAGTCCTCTTTGCATGCTTTCACAAAAACCTCAAAGAGGAGATGAAAGTCGCCCAACTCGCCGCCTACGTCGCTGATAAGAGCGCCTACCACCACGGTGAAGTCTCTCTGGCCGATACCATCGTCAAGTTGGCAAACGACTATGTGGGTTCAAATAACATGAACATGCTCGTTCCTTGTGGTCAATTTGGTACTCGTCTGATGGGTGGTAAAGATGCGTCTCAGACTCGCTACATTTTCACCAAACTGGCACCAGAGGCTCGGAAAATGTTTCATGCCCTCGACGAACCCGTCCTCAAGTACATGGAAGACGATGGTCGTACGATTGAACCAGAGTACTACGTTCCAGTGATTCCCATGGTGTTGGTAAATGGTACGGAAGGTATTGGCACAGGATTCAGTTCCTATGTTCCACCGTTTAACCCCACTGACATTGTGAAAAACCTTGAACGCGCGATTCGCGGAATGTCTCTCGTAGAGATGACTCCCTATTTTCGCGGATTTAAAGGAACCATCACAAAAGATGGGACATCATGGGTCGCCGATGGTGTGTGGAAACATGGATACAAATCTTTGACAGTCACTGAACTCCCACCTGGACGATGGACCCAGGATTTCAAAGAACATCTTGATGACTTGGTTGAGAAAAAAATAATTCAAAACTATACAAATAATTCAACCATTGAAGATGTTTATTTTGAAATCAATGGATACAATGGTGACGATGTCATCAAAGATTTCAAACTGAGAAAAACCATTCACACAACAAACATGCACCTGTTCCACCCAGACAAAGGTATCGTGAAATACACATCTCCAGAAGAAATTCTTTTAGATTTTGTACACATCAGAATGGAACATTACAAAAAAAGAAAGGAACATCTCATCAGTGAGTGTGAAAAAAGAACGCGACTCTGCACCCACAAAGCTCTTTTTGTGAAGATGGTTGTTGATGAAAAACTCCGAGTGTTTAAAAGAAAAAGAAATGAACTTGAAAATGAAATGATACGTCATTTCCCCATGATTGATGGAAAGTTTGATTACCTTCTCAATATCAGAACATACCAGTACACTGAAGAAGCGGTGGAAGAACTGATGCGAGATGCCGCACAAGCAGAACAAGACCTTCGCGATTTGAAAAAATTATCACACACAGACTTGTGGCAAATGGATATTAAAAATTTATGAGCGTACAGTAAGTATGGGTGAAGCTGCACACGTTGCACTCAGTGCCATCGGCAAACAGGATACTTACCTCCTGTCGAGAGACCCAGAACAGAGTTTTTTTAATTACAAAACAGAACAACACTCAAACTTTAGAAAGTATCACAAAAATAGAAACATCACACCACCATCGAACAGACCCGACACCTGGCCTTTTGGTGAAACCATCAAAGTCCAATACAATCCACGAAACATGGGCGACCTTTTGTCTAACATGTACCTGAGCCTCACGCTCCCAGCACTAGAGGTTGGTGGGAACTACGCAGACCAGGTGGGGAGACACATCTTATCGCATGTGAAAATGTTTGTCGATGAGCTCGAAGTTGAAACTTTCTGGTCGGATTGGGGTATCATCCACGATGAACTGTACACGGAAATGTCAGAAAAGGTGGCGAACCGATTTCTTCTCAACAGGTCGTTGGCTTTTGATAGTTCGGAGTCAGCAAATAACTACGCCGAGTACCAGTCGGATGTCGTGATTCCCATCAACTTTTTCTTTTCTCGGAAATTTGCCTCTGATGAGTATGAAACAAATCAACCCAACAGGCCATATTTCCCAGTGTGTGCATGTCACAAACAAAAAATAGAATTTGAATTCACGTTTCAACCACAAACATTTTTCGCAAACACGGCGACGACACTGTCTCTCTCTGAATTTGACATCGTCACTGAAGAGATTGCGTTGAGTGCAGAAGAACGGTTGTATTCTATGAATCATCAGGGATTGTGGATGACCGACGTCGTCATGAAACATCCAACGATACTTACAAATCCAGAACAAACTTTTATTAAAAATCAACTGGTTCCTAAAATTCCTGTAAAATCTATTCACTGGTTTTTCAGAAATACAAAATTTGAAGACCCAGCACTCATTAAAGAAGATGGTGAAACCGAGGAAGGCAATTTTTACATTCATAACAGGTTTAACTTTAGCTCCAACGTCAACTTTGATGAACTCAACACCTTCTTCTACCCTGTGATGGACAAGTCAAAGTTTTACATCGAAGGCACTCAACTTCCAAACATGACATCTACGGACCACACGTTTTATAAATATTACGTCCCCTATGAAAAACGTCTGTCGCGTCCAATCAGAAATATTTACTCTTACAGCTTCTCGATGTATCCAGTAAATGTGCAACCATCGGGGAGCTTAGATTTTAGTCAAATACAATCAAACATGACAACCATCGAGTGCGACCTCTTACCAACAAATGAAACGTATTCATTACATATGTATTACACTGGATATCAAACATT